CGAATTGCCTCATACATCATCAATTCGTTTTGTAATCTTTCTTTCCCAAGATTAGCTTCCATCAATTCTTTCTGTCGTGCTAAATATTCAGCAGCCAATTTTTCGTTATCTAATATGCCTGCATTCAAAACATTCTGATCTTCCAATATTTCAGTTTGAACACGTCTCAACTCATTTTCGTTTCCAAGGGATTTGTACACCTCAACTTGCAATTGCAAACGTTCTTGATGAGCCCTATTCAACGCTTCCATAGTTCGGAGTTGATGGGCTCTTTGAAGTCCTTCCTCCTCTGTCATAGGTGTTTTCACTTCTTCTACAGTTGCAATCGTATTAACTAAAGGACTTGGCCCTGCGTAAAACTGTTGAGGTCCAATTCCTTTATAACTATCTGGAGATACATTGGCGTATGCTTCATTAATTGCACCTGTTAAATCAGGCATCCTACTTTTCAAATATTCTATAATAGAATCAAAATCCTCACCTGCCTGAACTTTCATAGCTTCAAATAAAGATTCTAGATTTTCAACTGTAGCCTGTCCAAAAGCCTTCATAGTAAGAACTGAATCTACAAACTTTTCATGGACGTATTTTGTGGCATCGTCTACTGCTGGCTGTACAGTTTCATATGCATTTGAAAATCCTATTGCAAATTCTCTATTTGCAGCCTCGAAACCTGATCTGAAACGAGAGATCATATCAGGTATATCAGCCGCAGTCCAGCCTTCTTTAAGACCTTCCCACATCTGCTTCATCCATTGTCCAGCTCCATACATAGAAGAAGCCATATCAACAACAGCAGCTTTCCAATTTTTTCTGATTATTTCAAAAGCAGATTGAAAACCTTCGACAGTCCATTTCAAAAACTGTCCAATAGGACCAGACCACAACCAGTTCAAACTTGTCTGCACACCTTCAACTAACCATTTCACTCTCTCTCTCATATTATTAACATTTTTAGTCCACGCTGTCCGAATCGCATAAATGATTCCTGCAAATAAAACCAATCCACCTAAACTGGAAGCTATGGCAACTCCAACACCCATTATAGCTCTTGCCATGCCTACAAAAATCTGACTGATATTCATAAATAGTATTTTGGAAATAACATTGGCTAAAGCCCCAAAAGCTGCAACAAGATTATTTACTATTCCAATAGGACTAACAGCAGAATAAGCAAGTGTTGCAATAACCAAATTGCGCATTGTTATGACTAAATATCCTGCTATTTTTACAGCTAATCCAAGTCCAAATGCTAAAGGACCTAAAGAAGCAGTAACCAATCCCACTGTAACAGCATATTCTTTAGTCTCTCTAGACAAATTTTTCCAAACAGTTAAAATGACATCTACAGTAGAACCAAACGACAGCAAGCGTTTTCCTAAAATATCTCCTATTTCTTCTTTCAAATAAAATAATTTATTTCGCAAAATATCAATTTGAGCGTTAAATGCTTTCAAATACTGATTGGTTACCCGATCTGTAGTTCCTCCAGCCAGTCTCAATGCTGCTTCTGTTTCTTTAATATATTTTCCCATACCTAAAATAGCTTGTGTAGCTCGCAAGGATCTATCTTGAAAACCAAGTAACATCAATTGAGTTCTAACTTGCTGGTCTGATAATCCATCAAAATTCTTTTCTAACTGAATTATAATATCACTTAAATTCAGCATCTCTCCAGCAGTATCATAAATACTCAACTGTGCATTATCCCACAAACTCTCATGTGTAATAAAAGCTCGCTGCAAATCTCGATAAACCATATACAACTGCGTACCAGCCTCAGACCCCACATGACCCTGATTTGCTAAAGCCATTAATGCAGCAGTGCCTTCTTCTATATCCTTTCCTAAAACACGAAGCATAGGGCCTGCATTTTTCATAGCTTCAGAAAAATCGACAACCTCAGCAGTAGACTCAATAGCAGCATACGTAAGATTATCCGAAACACGGGTCATCTGTTCCATGTTTTCAATAGGATCTTTCATTGCCATTCCCAAAGCTCTTTGAGATTTAGCAAGATAGTTAACCGCTGTAGATAAATTCATCGTACCAGCATAAGCAAATTTTTCAACAACTGGAAGTGCTGAAATAGATTGTTCCACAGATAAACCAGCCTGACCTAACTGAAAATAACCTTTCGCCAAAATTGTAGCAGACGTTGCAACTCTTGTCGAAAGCTCTAAAGCTGCACTTCCCAAACCTACCCGCATAGATTCAGTTGCACCTGTCATAACAGCTATAGATTGTGTAATAGCTTCATCAAATGCAGCAAAACTTTTTACAGCATCTCTCCCAATTAATGTAAGAGGAACAGTAAAGGCAAGAGACATTGTTGTCCCAAACTGAGACAACTTTCTAGAAATCGAATTCATCGTCTTTTCTAATTTACCAAATTGGGTATTAAACCCAGAACTATCCAGACGAAGATGTGCTGTAAGCGTTCCAAGACTCATATTCATGATTCTTGACCCTTTAACTGATCGCTATCTATCTAGACGGCAATTTGCCTTTTCTCGAAGGTATACTCATCCAAAATGCTTTTGCTTGTTTTGCTCTCTCTTCTTTCGTCAATTTCTTGACTTCCTTTTTCTCTTGCATTTTTATATAGAAGTCTGAAATCTTTATTCCTTTTGGATCCTTCGCATTTGAAGCTACAACCATAGCCGCAATTTGCGCCAGATAAAAATCTTCTTTTTCGATTCTTTGATACTTTTCCTTTTCTTCTTCTGTAAAAAATTCTAACCACTGCAAAAACTCGAAAAACGTTGTTTCACTCTTACACTTTTTCAAAGAAAGGTGTAAGTGGGATGAGAGCTTAAGCCATGCCCTATCCCGATCTGTCAGTTTTTTGCTTCTTCCGCCCCAGCCTCATTCAAACCATTAATAGTCTGAGCCTCTTCAAACAGACCTTTCTGCACATCATATGGAAACTTAGCAATTTCAGCAGCGGTCATTTTCTTCTCACCCACCCACAAACAATGCTTGAGAAGAGAGACAAACATACATTTGTATGTTTTGATTTGTTTGATCTGAATTTTCCCATCATCACCAACCGAAGTCACAATTCTATCACTGTTTTCATCTAGGTAACTTTCAATAGCTTCCCCAGATGCCCTACGAACTTCATACTCAACAATAGAGGCGTCTTCTTGTTCGATGGGAACTACGATGCATTTCTTCTTGAGGGAGAATTTTACGGTGTCACTCATGATTTTGTCCTTTCCAAGACATTTTCTGTAATAAAAACTAAATAGTCAGCATACAAGCACATCTGAGTACAACACAGTTTCGCTATTAGGGGGTCTACAGTCGTCCACAGTGGACAAACTCTGTAGACCCCCTATCAGACTACTCTTTTCAGTTTTCAACGTCTTAAATCGCGTTTAGCCGGCAGTGTAAACTGGAGCCGTTTCAACCTGCGAACCATTCTGATTGCTGGGAATTACAGTCAGATTAGCCGTTCCCATCGTACCTTCAGTAACAGCATTCGGTGTAAATTCATCTACCCATCCCCAAAACACCCAAGTAGAGTCATCTGGGAACGTAACGGTAATTTGCTGATTCACACCGATCATCCCTGTAATCTCATCAAGAATGGCAGGATCATACTTTGCTACTTCCGAAAAGGAACTCAATGTAATGAGTTTCTTCGGGGCTTTTGTTCGCCATGCAGTATTACGCATAGTCGTAGTGTCATTTTCACCTCCGGCGCTAAAGCCAGGAGGTGTTACCTCTGTCTCATAAAAGTACAGAGCCGCTGATGTCGATTCACTAAACGTTACCAGGGTGGGGAAGCCGTCATCTAGAAAGGCCATGGTATATCTCCTTTACTTAACTTTGTAACCCATGAAAGTTTTTTACTCTTTCTTTCACTTTGGCTACATTATCATATAATTGATGTTCCCAAATAACTAATGTCTTGTAACCATACTTAGAAAAATGTTTCTGTCGTTGCTTTCGGTGTTCCTTCTTACTTAATCCAGTCCTTTCCTTCGAGTGCCAATAGTCTCCAAACATCTCAACTAATTTCTTTGTCTTGGTTTTCATAATATTATTGCAACGTCATCGAAAGTGCATAATTCAAAGTAAAGTTAAA